GCAGTAGCTCCTGCAGCAGCATCGGATCTAGTAGCTTGTATATCACTTTTATAACTCATTTTAACTCCTTAGTTAGGAGCTCCCGAAGGAGCTCCATAAATTATTTATTAAGATACAACTGCGCCACTGTTAGAAACAATAACCCAACCAATTGTACTAGCCCAAACTAAACACACTGTGTCATTCACATCAGCAAAAGCCATGCTAGTTCCGTTAGCAAAAGTAGTTGGAGTAACTGTTGCAGTTCCACCGCCGTCAACAACCATAGTAATGATTTTCATTTGACCGACAGTTGTACCATTTGCTAAAGTTACTGCAGCAGCACCTGCGGCTGTAGTTAATTCTGTTACTAAATTAGTTACATCAGCAGCACCCGCACCAGATAAAGCTTGTACTCCACCTGTGATAGTTTTTCCGTAAGATGCATTTGTTGTAATAGCACCTGTTGTTGTATTTTTTGTAATTGATTCAAAACCATTTTCCGATCGGACTGGTCCTGAGAAAGTAGTATTTGCCATAAGTATATTCTCCTAGTTTGTATGATACAGTCTCTAGGCCGTCGACTATACGCGTCTGTATCAAATTTGTTTTTGTATAGTTTTGGTATCTTACATAAAAAAAGGGGCGAAGTAAACTCCGCCCCTTAATTGGTGAGGTGTAATTAAATATTACGCAGCACCTGGAGAACCGAAGATTCCTCTAGGGTCAGAGAAGCCGAAGCTGTATCTTTCTCTAGCTTTAAATCTCATGTTTCCAGTGTCAAAATCACCTTCCATTGCAGTTCTTAATGGAGCTCTCACGAAATGTTTAAGACCATTAGGTGCATCAGTCATGATGAAGAACGCATCAGTGTCAGTCAAGAAATGGTTGACTCTGTATCCTTCAGGAATCATGCCCATATTCTTCATTGCATTGATATCGTTATCAGCAGTACCAACTCTTAAAGGTGACTTTAAGATTCTCTCAGCAGTAAATTGTAATTCTTTTGGAATAATCAATTTTCTACCTTGAGTAGCGATTTTTAGTCCTCTTTCATCAACGAAAGCCGCAATATCAATTAACGACTGTTCTAATGATGTTTCAGATAAGTCCGCAGGTGTTGCTAACTCGTTTCTAAATGTTCCACCGCTTACTAATGGGTGATCCGTAGCTAATAAAGCTTTACCGTCTCCTCCATTTGCAACGTCAAAACCATTGTTCAAAACCGCAGCAGCTTTCACTTGTTTAGTGTTAGCCATTGATCTTGCCAATGCTTTAGTGTAACGAGCAGCTAATCTGTCATACAGGTTATCTTCGATAGCTTCTTCAGTAACTGCAAATGCTAATGCAATAGTTTCATGCGTATATCTCGCAGTGAAAGCTTCTTTTGCATCGTCAAAAGTTACCGCAGCACCTTCGTTTTTAGTTGGTGCGCCACCGAAACCTGATAACATAACTTCTTCTTCAAACGCTCTGTCTGAAGATTCAGTCATAAAGATTTCTGCGTGTTCGTTTTCGTATCTGTCATACTCCAGGCCGAATAAAGCATTCAAACCCGGCTCTAGTTCTTTAACTAGTTGTGCTCTTGAAATAGCCATAGTTATACTCCTTTATTCTATACCGTTAGTCCAACAACTCCACCTTTGTATTGGTGAGCGTTGATTCGGACAAGTACGTTTACGTTTGATGTTGTTTGATCACTGTTGTCAGGGTCTTGAGAGATGTCAATAGCCTGTAATACAAAAGTAGACGAAGAGTCTCCAGTTGATACATCTAAAACTTCTCTAGATTGTCCTGATGCAGTGTCGCCAGTTGTAGCAACGATTGAAAAGTTTGCGAAAAGGCTAGCAGTTGGAAAAGATTCATCTGCTTTAATTTCGTAAACAACATTCGGATCGTCGATTACGTTAGCGATAATGTCATTAGCACTAACGGTACCTGGATAATAGTTTTTCCAAGTAGGCTTTTGAGTTGTCGGGTCTGTATAGAATACTCCGTTAAAAACTCCAACAACAGGGTTGGTACCAGCAGCCGCTCTAACGATTGTTCCGTTAGTAGAAGCAGCAACTAGGTCGCCTTGGAATATTGCAGTGTTATAATTCTTCAATATTCTGTATCTGTTTTGTGAGTTATTAAACGGTGTTCCTCCTAACATTCGAGCAGGTCTCAAGCCAAAGTTACCACTTTGATTTGCCATAGTTTTTACTCCTTGTTATAAGTTTAAGTTTAATAACCCGATGGCTTTTACTAAAAAATTATTTCTTAGTGCTACCACCGAAGGTTACTCGAGATTGCCTTTCAATATTGATTGGCATCTCAGGTCGTTGTTCCTTCATAAGATCCTGGTCAACCGCATCCATTTGTCCTTTAGTTTTTGTTCTAAAGTAATCCTTTCGCGATTCCACAATCTCTTCCGGTATCCTTGCCAACACAAGGCCTCCTACGCCTACTATACCCGCATTTTTTCCTTCTGAGACGACTGGATAATCATTAGGACCGATTTGTTTTTCTAACTCATCTGCTCTAACAAGTTCCCAACCTTCTCTAAGTTTTTTTGACATGTTCCCAGTATCCTGGAATCCCATTGTCTCTGCTCTCAGCCATCGGTGTTTAAACCCTGCTGGAGGTGGCGGTGCATCTAAGCTGCTTGGAGGAGTCCACGGTTTTTTCCTAATTTCCTTGGATCTAACCTCTGACTCGCGCGATGTAGTTTTTAGTTCTTTGTTCATATTATCTCCTTATTTAACGTACTTCGCGTAATCCTCTGGTGACACCCCTAATCTTCTAGCAACAGCCAGCTGTGACTTGGTGAGTTTCACAGTTTTGCGTCCAGATTGATTGCGCTGTGCGGAAGCAACGGTTTGGACGGGTTTCCTTTGCTCCGTAGGTTTATTTTCCTCAACAGAAAACTTACCCGGGAAATACTCTTTCAAGCGTCTATTAAGTTCATTATAGTACATTTCTGAGTCTCCCACAATACCCTCACTCTTGATTTTTTTATCTAGTGCGAATGCAGCATCCGTCATGACTTCATCGTCACCAAACCAAGGGTTTTCTTCAGCCCAAGCCTGTGCTTTTGCCGAAGGTTGTAAAGGTTGTGTGTTCTGCGGTTGATTTCCTACTTGTTGAGAAATTTGTTGTGCTTTATAAGATTCTTCCTTTTCCTGTCTAAGAATCTTAGCGTTATTGACTTTTTCTCTATCAATAGCGACACGAATTAGTTTTTGATTTGCTTTTGCAATTGCAGATCCATCTTGTTCTTGAATAGCTCTATCTAGTTCTTGTTGAGCAGACAGTTCATCTGCAGTTACTCTTGCTTCGTATTCTTTTAAATAGTCAGCTTCCACTTTTGGAAATTTAGATCTAATTTCATCTAGTTCTCTTTTTGCTGCTCTTGCAAAATCTAAAGCTGCATCACGATCTCGTTCTGCAAACTTTCTTTTTTTTGTAAGTTCTGTAATTCTTTCTTGAACTCCTTTAGAATATTTATCTAAATCGTCTTTTGGTTTTTTTATTTCTTCTGTAGTTTCCTCTGCTAGTTCAACTTGAATTTTATCGTCTTTGTGTTGATTAACAGCTGTACCTTCAGGTTCTACTTCACCAGAATATATTTTAGGTTCTGTAGATTCTTCTTGTTTTTGTTCTATCGTTACTTCTTGGTCTTGTAGACCATCTGTATCTAATTCAACTTCTTGTTGATTTAGCGCTCCTGTTTCTAACATATCTTAACTCCTTAATACGTATGCAGTATATCCTCTGGATTACTGATTGTTGCGATGATTTCATCATCGTTTAAAATACGCACTTCGCCACCATCAATTTTAAAACGGCTTCCTGCATATCTGCCAAAGATGATCCAATCGTTAACTTTACACCATGGACCTTCTGGGTAACGGTCTTTGTCTTTGTAGCAAAGATCACCCATCTTCAAGACTAAACCACAAACGGTTGTCATCTGAATTCTTTCTGAGGTAACATCTGAATAAATAATTCCTCCTTTAGTTTTTTTAGGTCCCGTATAAGGCAGCACTAAAATTCTCCATCCGGTTGGAGACGGTAATTTATCTAGTCCAGATTTATCTAATGAATTTTTATCGAGATAAAGTTTTTCAATCTCTTCTTTTGATTTGTAAGCGTTAAGTAGTCCTTCTTTTCTTGCGGGTACTTCTTCGTTTCTATTCTCCTGCGCCTCTGGCGTTGTCGTCATTGTCTAGCTCCTGTTTCTTCAGCAAGTCCTTAAGATCTTGTTGCAGATCATTTAATGATCTGATTTGTCCAATTATATACTTATAGGTATCCCAATTGTCAACACCGAATGTGACTTTATCGGTTAGTATTTCTTTTCGTTTATCTAAACGTTTGCTTATTGCTTTTAAAGTATCGTAATCCACTACTTACGCTTTATCAGATCTGTTGCCTTAAGTCCATAAACAGATGCAATGACTCCTACAAAAATAGTCTGGTACCAGAAAGGAAGATCGGAGAAATATTGGAAGAAAAGCTGCATTTTGTTCATAATCTGAGGATCATCGCTAAAAACAGCCCAAGCTAATAAAACAATAGGTGCTGATAGAAGGATTAATATGAATTCGTCCTTCCAATCCGATTGCCTTGCTTCTAATAATTTACCTTGATACTCAGCCTCACCGCTAGCCATTTTTTGTGCATGCAGCATTTGAGCATCGGACATTAACATTTTAGTTTTTTGGCGGTTCTGATAGATATGTGAACCAGCTTTAAATGCCATACCTATCAGATTTAACCAAGCCATAATTAATTATTTGTCGAATGATTGTTTAACATCTTCAGACCAATCTTTCCAAAACTTGTTTACATTGCTGTAAAAACCAGTCCAAAATTCTTTTACTTCTGAATATGTTGGGAATGCTAATTTAAACATTTTATATCCTTTGTTATATGTTGCAGTGCAATATATAATAACTAATAATATTTTGTCAATCCTTAATTAACAAAGTCTAGTAGGTTTATTCCTTCCTAATTTTGTTTTAACCATTACGGATCCTCCAGATTTCATTTTACTTGGTGAATCTAAATATTCTTTTAAAGAAGATTTACCTGATTTAGAAACATCTTCTTTAGTAACGGCTGAATAATCTTTTTCTTTGTATTTAAATTTAGTTCCAGCTCCTTTTTGTCTAGCTTCTTTAAATACTTTTCCAAAACCAGATTTAGATTCTGTTTTAGGTGAATCATATAAACCAATTCCTTTATCTTTTTTAGACATTAATTCTTTTTTCTTTAAATATCTTCTTAGATGAGTAATTGGACTGAAACCTTTCATCATAGGATATGCGTTAGGAGTTTCTTTTTTTAATTCCTCTTCTACACGTGAATCAATATCTCCACCTTCTTTCATACCTTGAGAAGCAGGTCCTTTTTTAGGAGGAGTTGGATATGGAGAGCCATTTTCTGGATTAGGTCTAGTAGGTTTTGTAGGAATTCCTAATTCCTCTTCTAATTCTTCTAGTCTTTTTCTTTTTTTATTCATCATGCCTCCTGTGTATGCTTTTTCAAACATTCCTTGATCTTTAGGAAAATATTTTTCAAAATATTCTTTTCCTTTTTCTTTCAATTGTTCTCTAATTCCTTTTTCTCTAAAAATAGGAGTA